TAAAAATTATAATATAGTACACGACCCTAATCGTAATTATCAAAAAATATTCAAGTATCCTTTGTCATCCTTTATAGGATTTAATGGTGTAATTTTAGTATATGAATTGAAAAGAATTTAATTATGGAATCTTATGGAATTTTTGCTTTAGTATTAATGTTTTTTGCTTTGATAGCTTATTTAGTTGAAATAAGAATCGTAAGCTTGCTGTTTCAATTTTTGGCTTTATGGGCTCCCTTGGTTATCTTATACATGGATAATCATTTAGGAGCTTCTTGTGGGATGTTAGTCTTAATAATTAAGACTTTTATTCAAATCAGAAAAAAGTTCATTAACGGTAAATTTTAAAATTATGTTGGATATAATTAAAGATATAAATCAATCTCGGTCCAATTATAAAGGCGATACAGAGATTGTGGAAAAAGAAAAAAAAGAGTATAAGATTATTGGTACTTTTTTGAAAAAACCGGGATTGAGATTGTTTGGTTATGATAAATTAGAAGATAAGTTATTTGAAGTGAAAATTAAATCCAAGAAGTTAATATCATTCATGGATGCCCAAGCTCTTGAGCAAAAGAACATGAATAAGTTATCTGAAAAAGAGATAGCATTTTTGAAAGCCGAAATTAAAAGCCATCACGAGCATTTTGAAGCTCTTAATTTCAAATCAGCTCAAAAAAGGGTAGATAGATTCAAAAAGGGTCTAATCAAAGAATTATGTAATTTACGCAGACCGGGGGATGGCATTTCTCCATATGGGAATACAATAAATTAAAATAATTAAAAAAATGACAGCAATATACATTCGTAAGATGATAGAGATTGAAATACATAAAGAAGAAAATTTACAAATTCGTTTGGACCAAATAAAGCAAAATATAAGAATGCTTAAGCAACAATTATCCGAACATGAAAAGAACTAAGAGAATGGCAGTGATAATTAAAAATAATAAGTATTATTGTACTAGTGAAAAGGATAAGGAATTATTATTAAATAATTTAAGTAAATTAAAAATCCCTGAAAAGGATATTATTTTAATATCTGAGGTAGAGGCTTTGGAGTTGCAGGATCATGTGCCTAAGGCGGTAAATGATATGAAAAAGATTATTGATAAAATAGAAGTTCCTTTTATAAGTAAACCAAAAAAGAATAATTACAAAAAAAGTTCAAGAAATCATTATAATTAATTATGAAAAGAACTAAATCAAATATAATAACCCATCCTGTTTATCCCATCACCACTCAGTTGATGGAAGTCCTATTGATGAAACATTTTTCATTTAATTCCAACCATATAGTACCCGGTGTTTTGATGAACGGGGGTCGTAGAGAATTGGACCTGTTAGTGGTGACTAATAATGGTTATGCTTATGAAGTGGAAATAAAAATCAGCAAACAAGATTTATTGAATGACAAAAAGAAAAAGCATAATCACGGTTATGATAAATTAAAAAATGTATGGTTCGCGGTTAGTGAAAACATTGAAATTGAATTTGCTTTGAAGCATATACCGGAACACGCTGGATTGATATGGGTGTATTATGATAATTTCAATTTCAAGTATAAATGCAAGGTGGTAAAGCTCCCTGTGAATAAAAAGAAACCTTACAAATGGAGTAAAGAAGAAATACACGATTTATTGCGCTTGGGTACTATGAGAATTTACAGCTTGAAGAAAAAGAATGTCCAATTGATGTATGAATTAAACAGGAAATAATATGAGACGTACAAAACATAACAATACCAATGGAAAAGGTACGATAATGAGACGTACTAATCATAAGCCGTCTAAATATTACAAAGATTTGGAGATGAAAGATACCATTATTTATACCAAGTGTCAATTGGAAGAGAAATTGAATGAAAAAATGAAGAAGTTTTGTTTGTTATATATAGAAGAGTATAATGCAACAAGAAGTTACATGAAAGCTTATGGGTACGAACATGATGAATCCAGGTATTTTGCGGCTGCTGCTAGTGCTTCATATCTCTTAAAAATTCCTAAAATCAAACAATATATTGAATTCCTTAAAAAAGATATAGAAGAAACAGTTGGTTTTTCCAAAATCAAAATGTTAAAAGAACTTAATTCAATTGCTACTGCAGATATAACAGATGTATATGAAAATTGGTTAACTCGGAGAGATTTGGAAGAGTTAAAAACAGAAAATCCTGAGATATGCAAAGCCATCAAAGAAATTTCCACAAAGGTTGAGGTTAAGCTTAATGCTATGAAGGAGCCTGTGGAAATTCAATATGTGAAGATAGCTTTCCATGATAAGTTAGCAGCCATTAGGGAAATATTTGCAGCCATGGGGTGGAAGGAACCTGATAAACTTGATATTACTATTCAGCCATTATTTCCTGATGTACAATACTAAACATAATGATATGAAAAATAAAGAACAGATTGAGCTACAAATCAAGGATTTGAAAGATATATTAGCAGCTAAAATAGAAATTTCTTATTCAGATTGCAATAATGTTTTAGAAGGAGTTAGTGATTTTGTGGATGATTATGGAGAAATAAATATATTAAAGGGAAAAATATATGCATTAGAATGGGTATTGGACAATGAAGGGGATTGAAAAACAAGAATTAGAATTCATACGTACCAGAGCAGTCAATAAGTTGCTCGGATTGAAAAAAAGGATACGTATAGCGCCAGGCAGTACCAGTGCTGGTAAAACTATTGGTATACTATCCATACTCATAGATAAGTGCATTAAGATTCCTAACCTGGAGGTAAGTGTTGTTGCAGAATCAATTCCTCATCTAAAAAAGGGGGCTTTGAAGGACTTTCTCAAGATAATGCGCATTACTAAGCGTTTTGATAAAGCTTGTTATAATAAAACAGAAAGATTATATACTTTTCCCAATGGTTCCTATATGGAGTTTTTTGGAGTATTAGATGACCCTGACAAGTTGCGTGGCCCGCGTCGTGATATATTATACATGAATGAGGCAAGTAGTTTACCATGGGAGAGTTATCAACAAGCCTCTATACGTACTAATTTGGAAATATGGTTAGACTTTAACCCCTCTCATGAATTTTGGGCTCATGAGGAATTGTTATTGGACCCGGATGCTGAATGGTTGACTTTGACTTACCTCGATAACGAGGCTCTTCATCCAGCTTTAATAAGAGAATTAAAAAAGAATAAAGCCAAAGCCTTTTATGACCCGGATTTGCCGGATGATGAGTTGTTAAAAGAGTCTAATTGCAAGAATCTGTATTGGGTTAATTGGTGGAAGGTATATGGTATGGGTTTACTAGGTAGTTTGGAGGGCGTAGTGTTTAATGACTGGTCCCAGATACCTTCTATCCCGGATGAGGCTAAATATTTAGGTAGTGCTATTGATTTTGGATACACAAATGACCCTACTACGATTATAGATTATTATCGTTTTAATGGATTAATCATATGGGATGAGAGAACCTATATGACTGGTTTAAAAAATCATCAAATAGCTCGTTTATTAAAATCACAAGGTAAAACAAGAAAAACACGAATAATAGCCGATAGTGCTGAGCCTAAGAGTATTGATGAAATAAATGATTATGGTTTCAATGTTCAACCAGCTGAAAAAGGTCCAGACAGCATCAATTTTGGTATAGATATAATTCAGCAGGAACCATTTTTGGTTACAGCTCGGAGTACCAATATTATAAATGAATTAAGAAAATATATGTGGGATCAGGATAAAAATGGTAAATTTTTGAATGTTCCTGTGGATGCATTTAATCATACTATAGACCCATCCCGTTATTTTTATACGCGATGGTTATCTAATAAAAACAAAGTGGATACTACTGCTGCGAAGAGAGCGTTAAAAAAAGCGTTACAGTACTTTAAATAAATTTTCGTATATTTATTTTTTTATTAAACGTTTAATTAAATTGAAAAATTATGAAATTAAAATTTGAACGAGGTGAGATAGCCTTGTTAGATCAAAAGGAAGTTGAAATACTTGTAGCGCGCAAGAATTTCTCAACTAAAAAAATCATGTATAAGCTTGCTTCTGGGGAGGAAGTTGAAGAAAGTCGATTGAAAAAATTGAAGGTATCTTCTTCATTAACGATTGAGCAAAAAGCACTGTTGAATGCTCATGAAAAGTATGAGAAGTTATTCAGTAAAAAAGTTCCAGTGGCGAAGAAAAACAAGCTTGAATGGATTTTAGATAAAATTGAAAAAGCTGCTCCTGCTGCTCCTGCTGCTCCTCAAATTCAACAAACTCCTTATGAAGTTTTGAAGGAACTTGATAGAGATAGTATGGAGACATTAATCATTGAAAAAAATCTGGATATTGAAGCAGAAGATTATGATGATGAGGAAGAGTTACTATTGGCCTTGGCTGAAGAACTAGGGGTGGAAATACCTTCCAAAGATTAATTTAATTAACTTTAAAACATAGATTGATATGACTCTTGAACAGTTGAATGAATTATTAGCTTCTTCAATCGAAGAAATAATAAAAAAAGTTGAAGAATTGCATAGCTTTCCTAAATTGCCCAAATGGTCTGATTTAGTGAAACAATATGATCCTATGAAGCATAATATTTGGGATACAAGTAAATATCCAGAAAAAAAGAATGAAAATAACATGGATGAATTCAAGCGTACCGCTTTGGGATTGCAAAAACTTGCTGTTAAAAGGGTAGCTCAATCTATGTTTTCAAATCCGGTGCAAAGAAAATATAATTACAACCGTGAGAATGAACAAGAAAAATTAGCTATAGACATTATTGAAGAAGTGTATAGAACACGCAATTATATAGACTCAGAAAACATACAACGTGCTAAAAAATTAAATTCTAATTGTCAAATAGCTACTATATGGAGAGCTTATGAAAAACCATCTATAGTCGAGGAACAAATTAGTAATTTAACATTAACCCATAAGACGTATTGTGAAAAAGATGGTTATACGTTATATCCTGTTCTAGATATGAATGATGAGATGATACTGTTTGGTATTTCTTATAAGGACATAAGCGATATAGAGCATTTTGATTTATATGTAAATAAAATAGATTCTTCAGAATTAAGGGCTTATGTTAATTCTAGTGAAGGATGGATTGAAGACCCGGAACGTACTCAATCACTTGAAATTTTTCCAGTGGTGTATGCAAATATAGATGAGCCGGTATGGGGAGGAGATGAAGGCACTAATTTAGTGGAGCAATTGGAAGAGATGGAAAGTTATCAAGGATTATATATCAAGCGTAACGCATTGCCTACTTTTACTTTGGATTATGGAGAATTAGACCCAGGGGATGCTCAATCTGATACTGAAGAAAAATCAGATGATTCCAGGCGTATTATTGAAGTGGGTAAAGGAGGGAATATGACGGATGTGACTTGGGAGGGTGCTGAGAAAGCTATATCTTCACGTTATGAACGATTACGTAATGCTTTTTTTGAACAGATTCAAGTACCGGACACTTCATTTGCAAACATGATTAAAAGTAATACCAGCGCAGATAATAAAGAATTGATATTTGCTGATGCAAAAGCTTACGCCAAGGACATAGGAGGGATATGGGAGAAGTTTTTGTATGAAGAGATGGAGATTGTTAAAAAGATGATTGCTGTTATGTTTTCTAAGTTTAGTAAGATATATGATACTATATCAGTGCGCAGTGTATTAACCCCTTACTCTATCAAAACACGATTAGAGAATGCTGAGTATGTAGCTACAGCAGGGAGTGCTATGAGCATGGATACCCAAGTTAAAACTTTGGGAGAAGTGGATGATGTGAATGCTGAAGTAGAAAAAATTCAAGAAGAAAGATCAACTTCAGCAAATTTAGAACTTTAATTTTAAAAATATAAATTATGGCAAATAAAGCATTTTACAAACAATCTAATGATTTGTGGTTGTATAGAAATGAAAACGGTCATGAATCGATATTTCCAGCTGGTTCTTGTAGATTATTAATTAATGGTAATCAAGTTTCTATAAGAGAAACCAATGAAGGAACTACTTTCATACAGGGAGTTCTAGTGACTAGTATAGAAAAATCAGCAACTCCTGATGATTTTTATACAGATATTGATGAATTTTTAGGAGCGACAGCCTATTTTTTTGCTAGTGCCTCCGGTGGCGGAGGCAGCAGTGATAATTTAACAATTCAAAGTCCTAATCCCTATATTGATTTAATTGATACGGATGCATTAGGGAATAATACCAGATTGAGTAGGTCTAACGTAGATAATGAATTCACAATAACTAATGATGTTCTGGTTCCTGCAGAATCAAATGCTTTTCAATTAAATGGTTCAGATGAATATATTAATTTTGGAAGTATTGCCGGATTCGAACGAACGGATACTTTTAGTTTGAGATTGTGGTATAAAACATCAGCCACAGGGGGAGCTATGTGTATTATAGGTAAAAGAGATGGAGATGCTGCTGCAAAAGGTTATGCAGTAAGAATTCGTCCTAATCAAAGCAAATTTATTGTTATGGTTTGCGACACAGATGGGACTAATGAATTACAAG